GAATGAACAGATACCAAACACCTATTCTCAATATGCAAATATGGCTATGGAAACATTATTACTTAAATGTCAACCTGATATGGAAAAAGCAACAGGATTGAAATTATATCCTGCTTATACATACGCAAGAATATATAAAAAAGGTGATGAGTTGAAAAGACACAAAGATAGATTCAGTTGTGAAATATCTACGACTATGAATCTTGGTGGTGATGATTGGCCAATATATCTTGAGCCATCTGGAGAGGTAGGAAAAAAGGGTGTTAGAATAGATCTTAAACCAGGAGATATGTTAGTTTATTCTGGCTGTGAGCTAGAACATTGGAGAGAAAAATTTAAAGGTAAAGAATGTGTACAGGTTTTTTTACATTATAATAATCGTAAAACACCAGGAGCTAAGGATAATATGTTCGACAAACGTCCACATTTAGGTCTTCCA